CGCCCAGCGGTTCCCCTACCATCACCATGGAAAATGCAGAACAACAATCGTCGTTTCAGCAGGATAACCAACAACCATCAACATCATCATCAAATGGCTCAGGACGTATTAGCCGAAACAAGCGTCGCAAGCAGCCCAGAAGATCGGCTCCCTTCGGGGACCTCAACCCGATCCCATCTGGAGACGAGAGCGACGACAGCGTCGCTCCAAACCCCTTCCACTGGTACCCAGACCATGAACCAGCAGATCCTGGCCCAATGGATGACGGCCGGCCCAAGATACGAGTTACCAACCTCGAGCAGGGAATCCACCTATGGTGCCTTCGACTTGGGCGATCAACCGATGTACCACAACACTTGGTTGGAGAATTCGCGGGACTCTGCCTATTGGTACATCATCGAGTCGATGCTTACCGCAACCCATTGCGTGCGGTTCCTACTGTCGAAATTGCTTCCATACGTGACATGTTTCATTCTTGGGAGCTTCGTCTCATCGAGGCCACCGTGCCCATGCCCGAAGACCCTCGTGGTATGGACTGGTCTGGAGCTAACACCCGTTTCAGAAGCTTTAGATTCGTCCTGGTGGATTGTATTGGGGGCCTTGTGTCTAGGAACACTTTTCGGGTTTCTGGACGCGCAGTTGTGGACGAGCGACCGGACAATTATACCACAGACGATCCTCGAACTTTTCCGAACGCATACGAGGTCATCGCGTCGGAGCCGGGCAACCCAGACCATGATTTCCTTGCCGACCCGTCTCCTTTCACCCTCCGCGGACAGCCTACAAGTGGTGTACGAGAGGCGGGAATCCCAGCCGCTCTGGTGAGGGGAAATGCCGCCCTAGCGCGAAACGTGGATCGGGACGAGGTTGCAATGGCGGCTGCTCGCTCGTCGATGGTGTCATCAGACCAAACAACAAGGTCACTAGCCGCAACTAGCCGGGAGAGCTTCACAATTGACTACCTGGCAAAGAAAAAACAAGCGGCGGAAGCATTGCGAGAGAGCCGACACCTCGACACGGTATTAAACACGCAAGACTTGGCCCGGGAGGCTGAGCTGGTTGGTGCACGCATCGAGCTGCTGTCTAAGAACACGGATCATCTACAGGCGATGACAAACTACACGGGTCAGTCCACACTAAGACGAAGCATTGAGCGTGCGGACTACCTCGAGTATGAGACAGTAATGTGTGACCATGTGTGCAGGAAAAACCGCGGCAACGAAATGTTCAACACTCACCTGGACGCAAAGACAGCTGAGTGGTTCATGGAGCGTTTCCCACACGACGAAACGACGCGCGTGGCTTGGAAGGCCACTTTCCGGGCGGCCCACTACAATTGCAGTGCTGGCATAGAGGAGATGCAGTCGCTGATGGGGTACGAGTTCTCTGTCTCGAAGCTGCGATCTTACCTCAAGGCGGGCCTTTATCCCGTCCACGGACCAATGTGTTGGGCTGAGCTGGGAAGCCAGCCATTGACGGAGGAACAACGCAGATCGGTTGACAGGTTCGAGGGTGGAATGGTCCTTTGGGGGCTCTGGGTGCTGGTCTATTGGGTCATGGCCTATTCTAGTTTCACCGGGTTTGCGCACATGATTGCCTACAACCTACTCTGGCGCACCCACTTGTCATTGGCCTGGTACGCTTTCGTGGTCTGGCGCAGTGGATATTGGTGGATATGGGGCTACGGGGTTGGACAACAACTGGTGGTCAGGAGTGGCTGGATACAATTGTTCGCTATACCAATGTGTACGGTAAAAGCGAGTGGTGTGGGAGAGTATCTACGACGCCTGGCCTCGGCGGTTTTGGACTGCTCAAGGCAACTGTTTATTCTCTTCCTCTGTGTCCTCGTATCCTATACCATTATTACTGCAACACTGTCGAGGACACCAGGTGGGCTTACGAGCACCGCCATAAGCCAAAGGACTTACGCGGACGCTGCGAGCGAACTATTAAGCGCACCTACCGCCATTTACGAACGTTACTTCGGCGAGCCCAAGCGGCCCGCGTGGTACCATGGACTGTGGACGAGTACGTCGAGTCTTTTGACGGCTCCAAAAGAAAACTTTATGAAAATGCCAGAGACGAACTATATCAGCGAGGCTGGAGAAGTGGTATCAAGTCTTTCGTCAAGATTGAGCCGATGGGCGTCTCTTCTTACAAGGCCCCTCGACTTATCCAAGCCAGAGCCACCACCTACAACATCATGGTGGGACGGTTTCTCAAGCCCTTGGAGCATTGGGTCTACTCTACTTTCCTTCGTGACCTCAGTTATCAGTGTCTTTTTGCAAAGTGTATGGATCCTTATGTACTGGCTGCTAACATACAACGACGTTTCTCTCTCGTGCACGATCCTGTGGTTCTCTGTCTTGATCATTCGGCCTTCGATAGCCATGTACATGTGTCTTGGCTTCGCCAAGAGCATCGGTTTTATCTTGAGGCTCTTGGGTTCGACAGTTCTTCGGAACTGGGCCGACTACTTAAGAGACAGATATCCAACACTTGTCGGTCGATTTCGGGCTTCCGATACCGTTCGCGAGGCGGACGAATGAGCGGTGACGTCAACACCGGATTCGGCAATTGCATCATCAACTACTTAATCCTACGTGATATGTTTCCAACAGCACAACTAATCATCAACGGAGATGATAGTCTAGTCATTTTACCAAAGAAAGATTTCCAGCTCACAACGACCACCGTGGATGGGAAAACCTTCATCCCTGCTTTTGCCAAATATAACATGAAAACAGAACTTGGACTAGTCACCGACGACATCCGTGAGGCCGACTTCTGCCAAGCGAAATTGGGAACCGATTCTGGCGGCCGCCTTGTTATGATACCTAATCTGTCCAGACTGCTGGGCAAGTTTGGCATGACATACAAGGTGCGCAATCTACGTGACCCAAATTCATACGTCCGAGACGTCGCTTGGGCTTATACACAACTGTATCCAAATCTAACCCACTTGCGAACGTTGATGAACAACATCTATCAACACTACGACAAGTTGTCCCTAGACAAACTAGGCAAAACGCTTCGTTTTATGGAGCCCCAACTATGGTATCTGATCGAACACAATCGCATTGAGCAACTACCGGACTATCAGTCCAGTGAGGAACTAGTGCGTTGGCCGTGCGACCTTGCCATAGAGCTTCGCGACCTGGACTACCACGATCCTGGACCAGCGACACACACAGTGCATCACTGTTCACGGCGCGTCTACGCACATGCTGCATTCACAGCAGAATGTTGCGGACGACATGCCAAACACTCATACCAGCGTCTTAGAGTGTGATGTTCTCGATTGGCCACAGACGCCGCTGGAAACACCATTTAACAGAAAGCGGTTAATTATCAACCCCGCAGACAATCAAACTTGCTATGGAGCACCTGGGAAACCACTGACATTAAGTAGAAAATGCAGGAGGTGAAACGCGTGCCATGAAACTAGCGTGGGTGAGTTGCTGTTTGGTTGTAGATCCCCCTTCCCTGTGTTGGTGTTTCACCTTGGTTTCTAATCCTGTGACCAAGACACCGGCTTTCACCCTGTGATAACCAATTGGCTGGTTTCACCCAGCAGCCGAACAAGACATCGTGGTGGCTGAATCTCTTTCTCCCACACCGCCGGGCATCGTCGTTGCCCGGCACCCGTCCCTGCACGACATTAACTGACAGCCGGAATAACTGCTTTTTGGTAACGGACAGTTGTTACAACGACCAATGAGGATTACCACCTCAGCACTACCAACCATACAAATATCCTTCGGGAGGGGCCCACGGTTGGCATACAGAGGCAATTCAAACCTAGAATCCTAGGCTTCAATCGTCGGTCTCCGGACCGGCGTTTGGGCC